ATATTTTGGGGAAAATCCCTTTAAACAAAAAAGAACACCTAAATTTGATTTTAAAAAAAAAGTTGGAATGACTAAACCAGGTGATTATAGCATTTACTCAAAAGAAAATTTAAGAATACACAAAAAAAAGTAAGTGGAATCAATAAAGATAAAAAAAAGAGCTAGAACGATTCCATTTGGTTTTAAACAATCAGAAGATCCTAATTATTTAGAACCTATTAAAGAAGAATTAGATGCTCTTAAACAAGCAAGAGAATATTCAAAGACTTGTTCACTAAGAGAGACAGCATCTTGGTTACATAGAAAAACAGGAAGATATATATCACATGTCGGACTTAAAAAAAGACTTGAACGAAGTGGCTCCACCGAAGCCGAAGAAAATAGTTCAACAAAAAGCCAAGAAGTCAGTCAAACAGATACTAGCTCGCAGTCGTAAGAAAGTTGCAAAGGCAGAACAAACTCTACGTTCTGCTAAGATGTCTGCAGAAAATACTAAAAAGAAACTGTTAACTATTGATAAAGCATTAACAGGAAAAGAGACACAACTACTTACAGAAGACATAATCGAGAGTGCTCCTAAGAATGTACAAGAGCACATAAATCAGCAAGAGATAATTTTTAAACCTAACTCAGGTCCACAGACAGAATTTCTTGCAGCTTCTGAAAGAGAAGTTTTTTATGGCGGAGCAAGAGGCGGTGGTAAATCATATGCGATGCTAGTTGATCCGCTTCGATATTGTTCCAAAGCTAATCATAGAGCACTCCTAATAAGAAGGACAATGCCAGAGTTAAGAGACCTAATACAGAAGTCTCAATTATTATACTCGAAAGCATTTCCAGGTGCAAAATGGAGAGAACAAGAAAAAGAATGGCGATTCCCATCAGGGGCAAAGATAGAGTTTGGTTACGCAGAGAACACAACAGACGTTTTGAGATACCAAGGTCAATCATACACATGGATAGGAATAGACGAACTTCCACAATATCCTTCGCCAGATATATATAATTTTTTAAGATCTTCTTTAAGATCCGTTGATACAGAGATACCTGTTTATATGAGAGCTACAGGTAATCCAGGCAATGTAGGTTCACAATGGGTACGAGAAATGTTTGTAGATCCAGCTGAACCAAATACAGCGTTTGATGTAGGGATAGATACACCTGCAGGAAAAAAATATATCAGTCGTAGATTTATACCTGCAAAGTTACAAGACAATCCTTATTTGATGCAGACTGATGATTATTATATCATGCTTGCATCTTTGCCTGATGCACAACGTAAACAATTTTTAGATGGAGACTGGGATGCCTATGAAGATTCAGCTTTTCCAGAATTTAGTAAAACGACCCATG